TGGTGCGGCGATGTCGGGCGCGTCCACTGAGGTCGAGTCTTCGGTAGGTCGTGGTGTGTCTTCCGCTATGGAAGCGCTTATGTTGCGGAAGCAACTGCGTTTGATGGACGAGCAAGTCCGCAAGACTGGTGCTGAGGCCAGTTCTGCGGCGGCGGATGCGTCTATCAAGTTCCGCGATCAACAGATGGCGAACGCGCGGTATGACTATTTTTTCGGGCCGGATGGCCGGCCGCGCGATGCGCTTAAGGCCCTGTTGGATGCGGAGTTTTCTGGGAACGTCGCGAATTCTGCGCGTTCCGTGTCAGAGGCTCAGTTGGCGAAGTTCTCTATTCCTGAGCGTCAGGCGATCGCTCGGGTGTTCGAGTCTTTCGGGGGTGCTGGTAAGGGGCTGCAGTTGATGATGCCCCTTCTTCTTTCTCTCATGCGGTCGGGAGGTCGCTGATGGGTATGCTGCGAAGTGGTCGCCCCGTGGTTTTCTGTCCGTTGCCGGGGCGTACGAAGCAGGAGTTTAAGGCGGAATGTGATGTGAATAACATCATCCGCCGGTTCGTGCGTGATGGTTTCATCGCGCATTTGGCGCGGGGTACTCCGCGCTATCTGGATGTTTCGGAAGTGGCGGACTATCGGACTGCGTTGGATCAGGTCCGGGCCGCCAATGAGTTTTTCGCCGGGTTGCCGGCGAAGGTTCGCGCTCGGTTCGATAACGATCCGGCGCGTTATCTCGATGAGGCAGGAAGCCTCTCGAGAGAGGAGCTGCGCGAGCTGGGACTCGCTACGCTTCGTGAGGACGACGCCCCGCGTAAAAGGCGGGCGTCGGACATAGATGAGCCCTCCCCGACTACGGGCGGGGAGGGCTCGGGCACAATTGCTTCTTGATGTAATTGTGCTGACTGACTTCTGTCAGTCTTTAGGCGGGTCCCCTTCGGGGGGCCCGTCTTTTTTTCCCTCCAGGGTGGCTATGGCCTTCTGGAGGGAGTTTCGCGCGCGGGTGGTTTCGCCGTAGATGATTTCTTGGCGTGCCCGGCGTGCGTGGTCGAGCGCGGCTTCTACGCGCTTGTTGAGGTTTTGCAGTCGTTGCTGCGTCCTCATCGCTTGGCGGGTTTTGACTCGCCTGCGGTTTGTAGCTGCTTCAGGCTCTCGATGAGCTTGGCAGTCTGGTCTGCGCTTTTGCGCTGTCGGTCGAGCTTTGCTTCGAGCCGGTTGATTTCGAGTTGGTACTCGTGGTAGGTCATCATTTGAACCCCCTCTACGATAGTGAGTTGTACCGTACGGAGTACGGTGCGGCCCGTTCCGAGGGCCGCTGTAGTTTCGCGCCTTGCGCGGTAATGTCAATGTGGTTTCATCGTTCGCGTGCGTGTGCGTGCGCGGGCTGTATCGCGTACGCGCGCGCGCGCGTGCGGTTAATCGCTGTTGTCTTTTCAGAGTCTAGGATAGTACTATGGATTGTGTGGGTTCATTTCTCTCATACCATCGGCTGTGTCCGATGGATCGTTGAGGTAACGATGGCTCGTAGGTCCCGGATGGGTCGACGTAATAGTCGAAAGGTTTTCACGCGGGGCGCTGAGCGCGTTCACCCGCGTAATCAGGTTTCCCGCCCGATGCGTGGCGGGATTCGCCTCTAAGGGGCGGTGCAGTGTTTCAAGCCCCTGGCCGCGTACCGAACCCCTGGCGGCGCTATAGCGTTCGCGGGATTCGGGAAGGGAGAGTCTCTCCGTCTCCCGTGTGGGCGGTGCATCGGATGTCGCCTCGAACGTTCGAGGCAATGGGCTATCCGTTGTATGCACGAGGCGAAGTGTCACGATGACAATTGTTTCGTGACGCTGACGTATTCTGATGAGCATCTTCCTCGGGAAGGCTCGTTGGATCGGTCCGCGTTCCGGTTGTTCATGGATCGTGTCCGGAAAGCGGTCGGGTATGGTAAAGTGCGGTATTTCCATTGTGGCGAGTATGGCGAGCGGTTCGGAAGGCCGCACTATCATGCTCTATTGTTTGGTCTGGATTTCCCGGATAAGCGTCGTTATCCGAACGGAAAGGAATATCCGGAGTGGACCTCCCCCATGTTAGACGATTTGTGGGGGCTGGGGGGTTGCCGTATCGGCTCGGTGAGTTTCGAGTCGGCGGCGTATCTTACGCGCTACATGGTGAAGTCTGAAGTGGCGCGTTTGAATTATGGTCACTGGTCGCAGTTCCAGCGTGCACGTGAGGAGTATTACGCTGGTCGCGAGCCAGAATACCATACGATGTCTCGTCGTCCGGGTCTTGGGACTGCGTGGTTAGAGCAGTTCGGTAATGAGGTGTATCCGGCTGACGAGGTAATTGCCCGGGGTCGCCCCGGGCGTCCTCCTCGCTTCTATGACAAGAAGCTTGAGGAGGTGGATGTCCTTGAGGCATGGCAGGTGAAGCGAGCTCGTGCGGAAGCTGTGCGCGTCGAGGAGCAGTCGGAAGAGCGGTTGGATGTCCGCGAGCGCGTCGCGCTTGCGAAGTTCCACCTATACTCACGTGAGGTGTTATGACGCTGTTGGTCTTCTCGGTGTTCGATACGAAGGCGGAGGCCTTCTTGCGTCCGTATTGCGCGGAAACGCGCGGGCTCGCGTTGCGAGCCTTCACGGACGCGGTACGTGATCCGAATCACGAGATGCATAGGCATGCGGAGGATTACACGCTCTTCCAGGTGGCGTCTTTCGATCAGGAAACGGGTAAGGTGAGCCCGTTGGCGGCTCCGATTTCGATTGTGACGGCGATCACGCTGAAAGAGGCGGCCTGATGAAGATGCCGTCCGTTATGGGGCACAAGTTTTCTGAGGTGCCCCGTGCTGAGATCCAGCGTTCTCAGTTCGACAGGTCGTCAGGTTATAAGACGACGTTCGACGCTGGCTATTTGATTCCGTTTTGGGTTGACGAGGCGTTGCCCGGCGACACGTTCGTGATGAAAGCGCAAATGTTTGCGCGTATGGCGACGTTGTTGAAGCCCATTATGGATAACTTGTTCCTGGATATCTTCTTCTTTTTCGTCCCGAATCGGTTGGTGTGGACGAATTGGGAGCGCTTCCAGGGCGCTCAACCGAATCCGGGGGATTCCACGGATTTCGAGGTTCCGCGTTTCTCTGGTACGACGATCGCGGTGGGGTCGCTCCATGATTACATGGGCATCCCGATTACGTCGAGCGCGATCTCGTGGAAGTCGCTTCATGCGCGTGCCTATAACTTGATCTGGAACGAGTGGTTCCGGGATCAGAATCTGCAGGACGCGGTTGTGGTTGACGTGGATGACGGTACGGACCTCGCGTCCGACTATGTTCTTCTGCGTCGTGGTAAGCGTCACGACTACTTCACGTCGTGTTTGCCGTGGCCCCAGAAAGGGGACGCGGTTTCGTTGCCGTTGACTGGTGATGCGCCGGTAGTGGCGCCGCTCGCTGGTACGGCGACGGCGGTTACGGTCGATATTTCGGGTGGCGCTGCGGCGTATAATCTGACGAACGATCCGGCGGAAGCCGTGAACGTCGGCGGTGGTACGAATCGGCTGTATGCCGATCTGTCGGCCGTTACGGCCGCTACGATCAACGAGCTTCGCCAGGCTTTCCAGATCCAGCGGATTCTGGAGCGGGACGCTCGTGGTGGTACTCGGTACACGGAAGCTGTGCGGGCTCGTTTCGGTGTGACTTCTCCGGACGCTCGTCTCCAGAGGCCGGAGTATCTGGGCGGTTCATCCGCTCGTGTGCAGGTGACGTCGGTTGCTCAGACGTCAGAGGATGGCACCACTCCTCAGGCGAACCTCTCCGCGTTTGGTACGATTGCGGGTAGCGGTTCGTTCGCGAAGTCGTTTACGGAGCATGGTGTTCTGTTGGGCTTGCTGGCGGTCCGTGCGGACCTGACGTATCAGCAAGGCGTGCACCGCATGTTTATGCGGACTACGCGTTTCGATTTCTTCGAGCCCGCGCTCGCGCATCTGGGCGAGCAAGCGGTGTTGAATCGGGAAATCTTCATGGATGGTTCCGCGAACGACGAGGATGTTTTCGGGTATCAAGAACGTTTCGCCGAGTATCGTTATGGCCAGTCGCTCATCACGGGGTTGTTCCGTTCTGGCGTTGCAGGTTCGCTCGACGTGTGGCATCTGTCGCAAGAGTTTGGTTCTTTGCCTGCGTTGGATGATACGTTCATCCAAGACGATCCGCCGATTGATCGGGTGATTGCGGTGGATACGGAACCGCATTTCATTTTGGATTGCTACCGGAATCTGAAGTGTGCGCGTCCGATGCCGTTGTTTGGTGTGCCGGGTCTAATTGATCACTTCTGATGCCTCTCCCGGCGATCATTCCAGCGCTCGCCCCCGCGATCATCGGGGGCGTGTCGTCTGCGTTGGGTCAGTCTTCCGCGAACCGGACCAATGTGCGATTGGCCCGGGAGCAGATGTCTTTTCAGCGCCAGTCGGCGCGGGAGGCTATGGATTTCGAGGAGCGCATGTCTAATACCTCGTGGCAACGAGGAATTGCGGATATGCGCGCGGCTGGTGTTAATCCGATCCTGGCGTTTAGCCAGGGCGGTGCTTCGACCCCTGGTGGTGCGGCGATGTCGGGCGCGTCCACTGAGGTCGAGTCTTCGGTAGGTCGTGGTGTGTCTTCCGCTATGGAAGCGCTTATGTTGCGGAAGCAACTGCGTTTGATGGACGAGCAAGTCCGC